AACAATATCCGCAATTTCATTGTCCCGAATATAAGCATCTTCAAGGTCAACAATTCTGTTCGTTTGTTCATCAACAAACGCCGTCCATTCATCTTCCAAGGCGACAAGATTTTTTGCGGCTTCCACTGCTTCGGCTCTTGTTTCAAATTCCGTTGTCATAAGTGATTGAGCAACTGAAATTATAGCGGATGAAGCAATAGAATCATTAAGTTTTAATTCGTCCACCTGCTCCGGCGTGTAAGATTCGCTTGTTGTTGATTTTAAACTTGTTGTTTGTAAACTTGAAATTAATGTTTGCCAACTGCTAAAAAGTGAGGAATATCCGTCCAACTCAAAAGCAGAATCAATATTTTTAACTTTTTTTGCCAAACTTGCGGCTTTTGAAAAAATAATCCCGATTTGAGATGTAATAGTTGAAGAATTAGAAATCAAATCCTGCCCCAAAACATCCGACATAATAGAATTTAAAGTTACATTATTTGCCGTATCGAGAGCGGATGAAACTTTAGACAATACCCCTTGAAATTTCGCCGTGAAAGTTGCCAAACGGCTCGGCGTGGAAATTGCATTTGTCGTTGCTTCAACAGTTGAAGCGATGTTTTCTTTTGCCGTTGAAACAAGCGATTTAACCTCTTTTTGTTTGCTTTTTGCACTTTTTGGGTAAGTAGAGGGTGATGTTTCGTGAAAATTCACGGTTACAACGGTTGCGTTTGTATATTTTAAATCGTTTTTTCGTTTAAAGCCTAAAACGTTGACCGTAAATTCATCTTCATAAGCAAGTTGAAGTTTCGATTTTCCGACCTGACAAAGTGCTTTTATGAATGTTTTCGCTTCCGTATCGTGGTTTTTACCGATAAAATAACAATCAAGCGAAATATCACGCCCGCCGATTCCCATATCCGTGAAGGTATCGTTTGAATCCCGAATTGTTTTTTTGCTTGATGAGGTTGAAACGGATGTGTGGCTTGAGGTCGTGCTTCCTTTTGCCTTTTTCCCGGAAGTTGATTTGCCGGAAGAATAAGACGTTCTCGGATTTTCTTTAACCTCCCCGATGTGTTTTTGTTCGTACTCATTTTCAAGTGTTTTTAAAACAAAAGATGTTCCGTTTGGAGCTGTCCATATAACACTTTGTGCATCTGTCATAATAAATCCCTTATTTCAAAAAGCCCGCTTAAAATTAAACGGGCTTTAGTCTTAAATTGTTCGGACTTTGAAGCGACGTTGAAGTTGTTGCTTTATAACCTGTTCTGTTGTCAATCGTGGTTTTAACTTCAATTTGCCCGTTTTTACCGTTATTATTTATTTTCGGCGTTTTGGTCTGAATTTCGTTTCCGTCCTCACCTTCGATTTTTATTGTTTTTCCGTGGTTTTTTATATCTTTGAGTAAATTCGGAATATTTTTCAAAGCGGCAATAATTTGCCCGACCGGACCAAGCGCAAAAAGAAGAATGTCGACAAAATGTTCTTTAATAAAATTGCCAACTGCCGAAAATACCTCTTTACACTTAACCCATAATTCGCCAAGAAAAGTTTTTGTATTATTCCACCAAGTACCGACAACCGCCGTTACTTTATCCCAATTTTTCCACAAAAGAATTACTGCACCAACTATTGCGGTTATTCCAAGAATGGCAATTCCCCACGGAGTAAGCATAAACGCCGCCGCCTTAGCTGCTATAGAAGTTAAAGTTTCCAGAGTTTTCGCTTTAAAGGCAATTAATGATGTTATCAATTTGGTATTTATTAAAATACTTAATAGACCGCCCTCCATACGACACAAAGCCATTTTAAGGCGTAACATATCAATCGCAAACCGAACTCCTATTATAGCGGCGGGAAGAATTAAAAGAAGCGGAAGCCAATTTGATTTTATAAAATCAAACAAGCCGCTTCCAATGTCATAAACCGTTTTAATCGCTTTAAAAGCAAATCCGATTGTATCGATTACAACCCCCAAAGCCGGAACAACGACTGAACTTAATAAAGTTTTAATCATTGGCAGGTTTTGAAGAATTATCGGCATTATTGTTGAATTGAAAGTTTTAAATAAGCCTTGAAATTTTTCAAATAACGGGGAGCAAATTTTCAATCCCTCTTCAAAATTCTTGAATAATTTTCCGAATCCTTTTTCAATTCCCGGAGAATATTTCGCAAACATTCCGTTTAAAGATTTCATCACGGCGTTATATTTCGGCAGTAAGATACTTCCGAGCCGTGTTTCCATTTCTTTTTTATTTTCTTCAAACATTCTCTGCTGATTTGCAAAGTTGCCGCCGGTTCTTAAAAAGTCGCCCTGTGAGTTTTTCGTTGATTCCATTACATACTGATAACGGAGTTCGATTTTTTCGCTTTGGCTCATATCCTTAACTTTTTTATTCATCCCGATTTTCTTGGCAAATTCTTGCAAGTTTTCTTGTGTCATTACAACGCCGAGATTTTTCAAAGTTTCGGTTTCGCCTGTGTATATACTTTTTAAAGCGTTTGAAGTTATCGCTTGGTCAACGTTTTTAAATGAAGCAATATCGGCGGATAATTGGGTTAAACTCTTTGCCATTTCGGCGGCACGTTTGGTGTTCATACCCATTCCGGCTCCCATATCGCCGTATAGAGCCGCCGTGTCAAGAGCCGTTTGTTGCGCTAAACCCATTAATTTAATTGAGTTTTTACTCCATTCAATAACCCCTCCGGCATCGCCTTTAAAGGTTTCGTTTGTTTTTCCCAAGGTTTCCTGTAAATCGGAAGCCTTATCGACCCAACTTTGTAAAGTGTTAGCCACCACTCCTGCCGCAATAGCCGTTACAACGCCCCCGATTGCCGTTTTAACGCCGTCAAAAGAATTTTTTAAACCTTTAATCTTTGTTCCGACAACCTGTGTTTGGCTTTTTAATTTATTGAGTTGTCCGCCAAAAACGGAAGCCTTATTTTTCATACTCTGAAAAACTGCCGACATCCCGTCTTTTGCTTTAAAAGAGGTATATACACTAAAGGCATTTGAAGCCATAATTACTCCTTTTTAAATTGGTCTTTATTCATTGAATAACAACGCTTCCCGAACAAAATTAAATCGGTAACGTCTAAGTTCATAAGCCCCGAAATTGTTTCCCAACCGCAGCATAATAAAATATCGCTGTAATACATTGAAACAATAAAATCGACTATGAGAAAAAATCAACGCATGCCGCACATATCTTTTGGTCTTGACCTTCGATTTCGTCAATTACTTGTTTCGGGCAGGCGGTAATTGCCGCTATTGCTTCAACGGATGTTTCAACTTCATTATTGCTTTTGAAACTTTTCATCATTCTAAAATTGAGATGATTCCTGTAATATAGTGAATCTCTTGCAATGTCGCCCACTTTTACGGGTTTAATCAATTTTTGAACAAGACAATTTTTTTCTTCATCCCAATAAACAAGCCCGCACATAACGGCTTGAACAAATTTATCATAAATTACCGGACTTCCCCCGATAATTTTCGACTCTTCGCCGCAAATATCCGCCAAATCTTCGCCGTTGATTTTGTGTTTAATTTTTTCGATAACATTTAAAGCGGCTTCACGCTCCATAATTTTTTTAATTTCCATAATTTAACCTCTCTTCCTTTTATTCTTTAATCTGCCATTCTTCAAGTGCTTCATTATAAAAAACTCTTTTATAATCGAAAGCAATAATTTTTATTTGAGAAACCGTAAGCGGATTCCCGTTTTCGTCCGTTTGACCCTGTAAATATTTGGGGGTAAATTTGTTTTCAATTAAACGCCCTTTAATTTGAACCCATTCGCCCTCTTTTACGTTTTCGCCGACTTCTTCGGCAAGCGGTCGGGTTTTTGTATTAAAAAAATCAATGAAAAAATTATTCCATTTTTCACCCGTTTTTACGCCCAAATTTCTTGTACATAACATTCCGCCCGTTTCAAACGCTTTACATTCGTTATATTTCCCGATTTTTCCAATCAAAGTAACGGAATTTGTCAAAAGTCCCATTTTGCTTTTTCTCCTCTTAAATTCGTATATATGAAAAATTCGGGGGTATAGACCCCCGAACCTCTTAATTCATTCTTTTAACCCTCGTTAAAACGACGAATTAAGATTTTCTAATTCCTGCGCCATCCGTACAACGACATTCAAACTCATTCGTTATTAGTTTGGTTGCATCGATTTCGGTTTCCGCCCCGATTACACTTCCCGTCATTTCATACGTTCTTGAAATACATTCCAAAATAATCGGAATATCGGCAGTTGAACAAGCCGCTTTCCACGCGTCGTCCAAAGCCGGCGGAACTTTCACTTTTAAGCCCGTTATTTTTGCCGGAACATTTGTAAAATATGTATCCGATGAACCGTCGCCAAAATCTTGAGTATCGGAGGCTTTTTGTCCGCCCTCGATAATATTCGGCGTTGTATCTTTCGGAATAGCGAATTTCGTACCGTTCAAGGTCAATGAAACCGCTTCACCAACTTTTCCCATTTTTTGTTCTCCTTATTTTTTTGTTTGTACGAGCCGTTTTAAACCCCTTAAAAAACTCGTTATATAGTTTAATACCTGTTTTAAAATAAAGAGGGCTTGTAAGCCCTCGTGCAATTAGTGAAAATTAGCACTAATACTGGATTTTAGACAATTAGCCTTTAAAATTAAATCCGATGAAGTTTACAATGTCGAAAATTCTTCCAACGCCTGTAATATCAAATTTCGGATTCATATTAACCCTGTTCGGATTTGATGAATCAATTTCGAGTTGGGTTTCTTTTTGGGCATCGGCGTAATTTGCAATAAAGCCCGCTTGTCCTAATAAAGAAATTCTTGTATTAACCGCCGCTTTAATATCTTTCAACGTACGAGCCGCAGGGTTTGTTGTTATGTCATTTTCACCGATTAAGATAACGGATTTCCATTCGTCCGAATCTCTGAATGTTGACATAAAATCATAAGCGATATTCCCGACAACCGTTGAATCACGGTCAAATCGGAATAACGGATTTGTTTTTCCTACCGGATGATAGAACGTCGCCAAATCCATCAAACGATATGAACCATCGGATTTTTTAACAATGTTTGAATACCCGGCTTTTAAAAGTCGGTTTCTTTCTTGATATTTTAACGGTCTTAAATCCTGTAAATCACCTACAATTTGAACGTTTATTGCATCGTCCCGTCTTGCTGTCCCCGTTGCAATAAGAGAAGCGGTGTCCCAAGTTCCGGGAACTGTTTCGGATTCGGGAGCTTGAATCGCCGAATAACAAGTTACGTATTGAGCAATCAAACCGTCATTTCTCCAAGCTTCAAACGTTTCTTGAAGAACATCAAGAACGGTTGTATTAGCGTATTGAGATATTACACGGGTAACGCCCAATTCTTCATTTAAAAGCCCGAGAGCTTCATCGCCGATTTTACCGACTCCGGCGGATTCGGTCGTTCTTTCGGCGGTGAAAGATACGCCGTAAGTTGTTGAATCAATGTCGTTTCCGTCCTCGTCAACAATTTTGAAATCAAATACGGAGTCCGAACCTTTCCATTTTGCGGTTAAAGTTAAGCCTGTAACCGTGTCGTCTGTTTTTGCAAGTTCAACCGTGAACGGGATTTCCAAATATTCTTCCAACGCCTCTTTAATTGAATCGGCACAATCCGCAACGCTCATTCCCTTGGTTAAAGTGAACGGAATCGCTGTTTTTTCATAAGCGTTTAAATCCGTTCCTCTCACGTCTTGAGCGGGGTTGTTGTGAAAACTTGTTGCGATTTTGCCGACAACATCTGCAGCCGCTTCAAAAATTAAATCATTTAACACAAAATAAGCGTTAAGCGATTTTAAAATCCCCTCTTTTGCTGTTATAGTCAAAGTTTTAACTTCGGCTTCGGCATTTGAAGGAGCGTCAACCGCAATAAAATAAGTGTCCACCTTTGAGCCGTTTCCGGCTTTCGGGAATAGTTTTTTCGCCATTCTATGAAGCGGCGAACCAAATCCGTATGTTGTTCCGACGTCGTCTGCGTTGCCGGAAGCCAAAACAAGTTCATTGGTTTTTGCTTTTGAGCCTGTTTGAGCCTGACCTATACAAACAATCAACTCGGGGCGCAAATTTGCCGCATTCTGCTGATTTTTTTGTTTGACAATAACGCTTGTTGCCGAAGCAATAGCGGAAGTGTCAAGTCCTTTTGTAATTGCCATTTTTTATTCTCCTTGATTTTTTGTTTATGAACTTTCATCCAAAATGAGCCGCACAAACGGGTCGATAAATTCTTCCCGGATGTCCAACGTCATATAATATTCTTTGATTTCGATTGTTTCCGTGTAATGAGTCGGTTCGCCGAATTGAACTTCAAACTCGAATTTTGCTCCGAGAACGGTGCTTGCCGTGTTGTCCTTTTCGGGTGAAATAATTCTTTTCCACGATTTAATTTTCCAGCCCTTTATAAGCCGGTTTGTAGCAACATAAATATTTGTTGCTTCCGAACAAAGAATTTTATATATTTGAGCCGTTAAATAATTGAGCCTGTCCTCGGCGTTTTCATCCGCCGTTTTTAAAATTTCCGTGTCGGAAGTTTCGTTAAGTCCAACCGTATAATATTCAACGACAAGATTTCCGACCGCTTCGTTTTCGTAAATATCCTGCTCGGATTCGGGGAATTTCATTTCATTAAAAT